ATCTAAACCTATTCCCTTGTCCTTAAATACTCTATCAAGTAAAGGTCCATACTCTTTTGACCGCAAAGGATCTCCTGCCCCCTTATGTGCAGAAAAGTTTTTTTGATTATACAAATCCGCTAAATCATTTTTTGATAATTTAATAAGAGCATCATAGTCTTTACCTTTTAATAAATCACTTAAGGTCTTATTATACTCCGCCGTCTTTGCGTCTAATTCTTTAGTGCTAAGTTTTTGCGCTTTTTTTGTCTTTTTAAACAAAGACTCAATCATAAAATCTGAGAGCTCACTAGCCAAAGCTCGACTTCTAGCTACTACAGCACTGCTTGACACCGCTGTCTTTCCAACTCTAGCTACTCCCGGAGTAGAAATAATATCACCCGCTTCTCTTAAAATAGAAGGTGCCGTTGCGGCTGCCACCGCTGCGGTACCTGCTTTCGTTAAAAAATCTCTTTTTGATAAATCCACGCCTCCCGCAGTGGGCGCAGGTAAAGTATCCTTCTTACCTTTCTTAATCGCCATTAAAGCATCTTTTGCTTTTTTTACTACGGGAAGCATACCTAAGAAAGTCTCACCTGCTAACATACCAAAAACACCTGCCCCGTACTCATCTTTAGGCATTGATTGTAGATCTTTATATGTGTCTATATTTCCTGCTGCCATTAAATCCTTAAACGTCTGGGACCCGCCAAAGGGCTTATCGGAAAGAGGCTTCAGGCCCTGATCCCCCGGAATAACATAGTCTAATAAAACAGGCGAAATGTTAATAAGATCCGCAGGCATTCCCGCAAGTTGTGCAATTCCCGTATTTAATCCCTTAACAAGAGGTTTTACCTTTCTAGTAAAAGGACGCAACTCGGGCGGAACATAATATTCATATGCTGCTCTCTTCTCCGCCATCAGTAATACGCTCTAACTTTCATATGGTTCTCCTCGTCCTCCCAGTCATCTGAGGGTAGCTGCACAAAGTTGCCCTGACGATATCGCATCAAAGCCTGTGTCATACTATCCACAAGGTCATCATACTCCCCATTTGGAAAAGCTGCAACCTCCTCTATCAT